CACAGCCGGCCTGGGTATCACGTTGACGGCTGCAGATACCTGTGTATATTACTCCGTCAATTTTAATTATGCCGCGTACAGCCAGAGTCTTGCGCGTATACACAGGATAGGGCAGCGCAACCGGTGCACCTACATCCATCTGGTTGTGGAGAAAACCGTGGACGAGCAGATACTGAAGGCCCTTGCGCGTAAGGAGGACCTGGCAAAGACCGTAGTGGATGAGTGGAGACAGTTTTTTTAAGGAGGAAACAGAATGCAGTTATTAGAGAAGATTGATGCATATAAGGAGCTTTTGGACAGGAAGGATGGGCTTAAGGAGGCTACTACCGACAATAACAAGGCGATTGAGGAACTTAAGAAGGAAATTGCCCAGCTGATGATAGACGAGGAGTGCCCGACCATATCAAGGAACGGATTTAAGTATTCCCTGCAGGAAAAGACCATGTATTCCAAGAAAGCGGAGGAGACACTGATTGCGGAAGGACTGGAGTTCCTTGAGGTTCTGCGGAATGAAGGATTCGGAGACCTTATTGTGGAGACTGTTAATGCCCGTACGTTATCAAGTACCCTTGCGGCATATGTACAGGAAAATGGTTGCCTGCCGGAAGGCCTGGCAGAATGTATCAATATCTATGAGACATATGACATCATGAAGCGTAAAGAGACCAATAAAGCGGCCAAATCCGCGAAGGAAAAGGAGGAAGCGTAGATGGAACATTATGAGCAGATGGAGATGGACCTGCGCCTGGATTATGAAAAGAGCCTTAAGGACAATATCCAGACAGTGGTCCGTTTTAACCATGGTAAATACATGGATGAGGTGTGTCCAACAAAGGTCAATAACCATCATGAGGGATACGGAATCCTGTCAGAGAATGAAACTGTGCTTACCAGGGCGGTGAAAAGCGTACGGGGTGATATGGATACATTTCTGAAGGTCCTCCCGAATGGGGAAGGGGATGCAATCAGCACCTGCGGATCAATATATAATTCCTGCGTGATGACGGCTGCGGCCGCCATCCAGATGGCAACACAGGCCAAACGCATCCTGGATGACCTTTATAATCCGGTCACACCGATTGAGCAGGCGATTGAGGATGCTGAGGACATGGAGGACGGGTTTGAGGAGACCGGGGAGACACAGGAAACACCAGATGCTGATATGGATGAGGAGGATTAAGAATGAATAAGAATGAGATAAGAGCGGCAGAAAGTGAATTTAAACTTGTAACTATCTCAGGGGAACTGGCCGAAGCCGTAGCGGAGGAGATGGACGGGCTGGGTGCCATTCCGTTTGACAAGGTGAAGATACCGTCAGGTGGAGGTCTTGCATTTGAGGTACCTGGGGAAGATGAGGACAGCCCGGATGTTGTCAAGGAAATCCGTGGTGTGATTGTGGACCACCATCCGGTTAATGCTTACTGGTTTGGGAAATATGATGGGAACAATGACCAGCCTGACTGTTCCAGTTATGATGGAAAACAGGGAGTCGAAAGGGGAACCGGGGAAATACATGAATGCGCGTCCTGTCCGCATAACCAGTTCGGATCCGATGAGGACGGGCGCGGGAAGGCGTGTAAGAATGTACACCGGTGCTATATCCTGCGGGAGGGGAATCCGGTGCCGCTTGTTCTGTCACTCCCACCGACCAGCCTTAAATACATGAGGGATTATATCGGTAAGAAAATCCTCCTCAAAGGGATGCGGTGCTGGCAGGCAGTCACCCGGATATCCCTTAAGAAGGAAAAGAGTGTGGGTGGTATCGAATATTCCAGGGCTGTTTTCAGTTTTGATTCCATCCTGTCGCCCGAACAGATGATGGAGGCAAAACAGATAGCGGACAGCATAAAGGAGACCACCCGGGCAGCCGTGGCCATAGATGAGGCAGATTATGATACAGACGGTGGGAAACCGAAGATGGATAAGGATGGTTTTGTCAAGGTAGAGGGACCTGAACCAGGGTTTCCGGCATAAGAGCAGTAAAGATGGATGCCTGGGGCAGGATATCCTGCCCCAGGATGGATAGGTGAGGTGTGTATGACAGCAAAGAACGTTGATATGGACATGGACCAGATTGTGGACTACAAGACAGAATACAGCCAGGTCATTAAAAAACACACCATCAGCGGCAACCAGCTCAATGGATTGTGTCCCTTTCATGATGACAGGGAAAGCAGTTTTTCAGTCAATCTGCAGACGGGGCAGTATACATGCTTTGCCTGCGGGGCATCCGGAAACTTTACAACCTTTTGGGCAGAAACCCATGGGACAGACACAGAGGAAGCGTATAGGCAGATACTGGATAAATATGGAGCTGGCCCGAATGAAGAAGACACAGGGAAAAAGCCGAAAGGGTCCGGAATGGCTTCCTATTCGCTAAAGGAGTATAGCCTCAATAAACAGATACCAGAAGAATGGCTGTCAGAACGATGTAGGATGGAAACCGCTCGGGACCGGGATGGGGGTACCTATCTTAAGATACCTTATTATGATGAATCCGGCGACATGGTGACATTCCGGAAGCGGTATGGAAATAAGCAGTTCCGCTGGAAATACGGGAGTAGCGGCAGGATTACATTATATGGCGCGTGGCTGCTGCCCGAAATCAGGAAGGCCGGTTATGCGGCTATAGTGGAAGGTGAGTCCGACACCCAGACACTCCTGTACATGAATATCCCAGTACTGGGGGTGGCCGGCGCCTCCCTGTTCAAAGAAGGACAGGCCGCCATGCTGCAGGACTTGAGGTTATACCTGCATAAGGAGCCGGACCGGGGAGGTGACACATTCTTCACAAAGATGACCACGCGCCTGCGGGATGGTGGATTTATTGGTGAAGTATATGTCTGGAGCTGCGGACAATTCGGTGTGAAGGATCCATCCGAATTGTATATTAAGTTCGGAAAAGAGGCAGCGGTAGGAAAAATACAGAAAGCATTGAAAGCTGCCAGGAAAGTGGACCTGGACCATTTGGACGAGGAGATACCTGAGGCAATTAAAGGGGCGCCTGTGAGCCTGAGACAGCCAGAAGGATGGCTGTATTCTGAGAAGGGAATCTGCCGGATTGATGAGAAACAGCATCTTCCAAAGAATATCTGCCGCACTCCCATTATCATAACACAGAGGCTAAAAAGCATAGAGAGGCCGGAGGAGAAGATTGAGGTGGCCTTCAAACGGGATGGTGCATGGCACCGAGCCATATACCCACGGTCCACCATATTCACCAGTAAGGGAATCACGGCCCTGGCAGACCTTGGATGTACTGTGACATCGGAGAATGCAAAGGATGTGGTCCAGTTTCTTTCCGCGCTTGAGTCTGAGAACATCGATATCATTCAGAAGGCGGATTCCACGACGACATTCGGATGGCAGCCGGGAAAGCGGTTCCTTCCTGGGCATGGAAGCGGCATCGTGCTTGATGTGGATCCGACACAGAAAGGGCTGGTGGCCGCCTATGGAATGAACGGAAGCATGGAGGGCTGGGTGGCGCAGATGGCACCGCACCGCAGCCGTGATAAATTCCGTTTTATACTGGCGGCCAGTTTCACCGCACCATTGCTCCGTATTATCAGGCAACGAATATTCTTTGTGTATAACTGGGGAGGCAGCAAGGGCGGAAAGTCGGCCGCAGTCAAGGCCGCATTGTCGGCCTGGGGAGAGCCGGAACGGCTCATGGTCAATTTTAACGCGACAGCAGTAGGACTGGAACGGCTGGCGGCATTTTACTGTGACCTTCCGCTGGGAATTGATGAACGTCAGCTGGCAGGACAAAAACAGGGCGCACTGGAACAGATTGTGTATATGATATCCAGTGGTACAGGGAAAATACGGGGTGCTAAGAATGGTGGTATACAGGAGACAAAAACCTGGAGGACAGTGGCCCTGGCCAACGGTGAGGAGCCGCTTGCAACGGAGACCAGCCAGACCGGAGTGAGTACGAGGACCCTTGAGATATATGGCGGGCCATTTGATGATGAACAGGAAGCAAGCATCATGCACCAGACCTGTGCGCAGAACTGTGGATGGGCCGGTCCGGGCTTTGTAGGACGATTGATGGAACAGGACGAGGATGATATCAGACAGCGTTATGATGAGATGCTAAGATACGTCAACGAGAAAAGTGATGGAAGGAGTGGCTCCCATATTGCCTGTATTGCTGCCGTGGCCCTTGCGGATGCTATGCTGGATGAATGGATATTCCATGGGGAGGATTCCTTGGAAAGGGCAAGGCGGATGGCGCAGCGCATCCTGCAGGAGCAGATGACGGCGGCGGCCGGTGATGTGAACGAGAACGCCACCCAGTTCATCGTGGACTGGATTATGAGCAATAAGGCCAACTTCGGAGAACGCGCAGTCGGTACCTGCTTGGGATTCATGGACGGTAAAAATGCCTACATATTTCCGTCCCTCTTAAATCAGGCGTTGACGAAAGCCGGGTATTCCTCCAGGAAGACCATGCGGTATCTGGGGGATAACGGGCTGATAGCAGCATCACCTAAAAAGAGTGGCGGAAAAGAATATACGAAACCGAAATGGTTTGACAACAGGACCGTCCGGTTTGTGGAGTTCCACCTATGGATGCTTGCTAAAGAGAAGGACCCGCTGCTGGACGAGGATGAGATAGCGGAGGATATCAGTGGCAAGGATGGGTTTAGGCAGGTATCTATGGGGGATAACATACCCTTTGACGGGAATGACAAGCTTCCTTATTGAAAAAATTCCTTACGCCTAAAAATTAGGCGTAAGGTTAGGCGTAAGGTTAGGCGTAAGGCGAA